TGTTTTAGTATTTATACATTCAAAAGGATAAGGTATACATTTTCTGTTGTCTTCTTTAATTAATGTTTCGAATATATCTGTACCTGCAATAATTCCATCAGGTCTATAGGATTTTCCACCCCACATACAATCTATTAATTCTTGTACTCTACCATTAACTAACATTTCGTTAGCGTCCTTCAATGGAAGCTGTGAAATTTTAACTTTTCCAGGCGAAAATAATTTCGCACATTCTAGAGCTGCTGTATTTCCTGCTTCATCATTATCAAACATTAAATGTATGTTTTGAAATTTTTCCAGGTATTCTATTTGTTGTTGTAAATCTCGTTTAGCCCCTGCACTTCCTGTTTTAACAGAGACAACAGCCCAACGGTTATTTTGAATCTGACTTAAACTCATTGCGTCAACTTCACCTTCAACTACGCATATAAGTTTTCCACCGTCACGCCATAAATTCTGTCCGAATAATGTTGCTTTCTTACTATCACCTATCCATTGAAAAGTTTTGTCAGGGTATCTTAATTTTTGTGCAACTAAATTTCTATGATTATCATAGTAGTTTGCAATTTGTACAGTCTTGCCTTTATGTTTACCAGTTTGGTAATTAAATTTGCTTACTGTTTCCTGATTTATTTTTCTTTTTACTAAAGGTTTGTTTTCACCTTTAATTAAATTTGTATTTATTTTTGTCAATGGTTTCTCTTCATTCTGATAGTTATGAAAGTATGCACCACACCCAAAACAATGTCCGTGTCCGTCACTATAAACAGCCACGTTATCTTTTGAGCCACATTCGGAACAAGGTGCATGATTTAAAAATTCGCTTTTACTCATGTGTTAATTCCTTCATAAATTTTTTGATTAAAAATGTAGCTAGTCCCCTAACTATGTAGAGGACTAGTAAAATATATTAGTTACCCATAAAAACCCTTTCTAATTAAGTCCATGATTTTATGAACGTAGGTTTTTTATTACTAGTCCAAAGTTCCTTAATCCAATTTTCTGGTATAAACTTATCAGCATACTTAAAGCCGTGCTTTTGACACCACATTGCGTATGTTGTTCTAGACTTTTTAGATATACGAGTTTTCGAATTGCTAAAGACAAACCTTAAATCCAATTCAGGATATTGCTTTCGTAACAAAATATGTTTTTGTTTGTCAGCCGTTAAAAAGCGTCCTTTGCTTTCGATATACATAGCCGTACCCACCTTTTTATGTAAAATAAAATCAGGCGTATACTTATGTAATTTTTCTGGTCTAATATACGGTATTTTTTCGCTTTCATATCCAAAACTAATTTTTAACCTTTTTAGTTGTTGGACAATCTGCTCTTCTAATCCTGAACGATAATTAGAAGTCGTCTTCGGTGGAAACTTCTTTCGTTGTTTCATTTTTCAACTCCTCAGATTTGGATTCTGCATGAACATAACCTTGTTCTTTCTTAAATCCGTAACCTTCCGAGTTGCTGCCACCTTCTACAAGTTCAATAACTTGTGCAGCTCTAAGTCTCATACTTATTCCTGCACCAACCATTTGTGTGTAGTACGGAATCAGTTCAGCACTAACTTTAATCTGACTACCACCCCACACATTTACATTCTTCATAGGTTTCCCTTCTGAATCAAATATTGCAGGTTTGTTATCAAATGTATCACCGTTTTTAGTAGTGACTTTAGCCTTACATTTAAATTTGAAAATAACATTTCCAGTAGGTTTACCGTCTTCTGTTACTTCATCAAAGTAGGGCTTATCTGCTTCTTTTATTTTCTTACCTTTAGCTTTCTCTTTTGCAAAAGTAATGCTATCAGAATACGCTTTGTCTATTATTTGACTAACAGATAAAGCGTCTTTCTTACTCAAGATAAGATTTGTTTTAAATTCACCTGTTTCAGAAAACTTAGTATCAGCAGTTGTAAGCCACGGATATTGAGCAATTCCACTAGGTGTAATTATCTTAACATTCTTGTTCTTCATTATTTATTTCCTCATTGTTGTTTGAGTCTTCGATTATATACCCCTTTTCCACATATCTTACTGCTTGGTCTAGAGGTATGAACCGACAATGTTCAAACCATTCTTCTTTATTCATAGTTTAACTCCGTTGGTTCTAATAGGGGTACTATTAGGCGAAAAAGAACTCGCTGTGCATAACTTCCTCAATATTGAAGTCACCTTTTTGTGGCACAGTAGGTAATTTTTCTATCTGTTTTTTGGTTAATATAGGTTGTATTGATGTTTTAAAACTTTCTAGAGGACAACCATTACTATACATTTTTACAAATGTTGTTCTAATTGTGTCAGCTAGAATTTGACTATCCGCTGCAAGTGTCCCAAAACTATCATGCACATTGCAAAAATGCGAAACCCCTTTATCATACGCTTCACTAACAACTAACATCATGTGTGATGAGTCCTGTGAGTGAATAAAATTTGGGGGTAGACCATTCGAAGCTTTCAAAACAGAAAACTTTTCAGTCTCTACATTTATTCTAGGTTTAATCACTTCACCGAATAATCGAGTCTTAACTCTCATGGATTTAAATTCAGGATAATCTTGAATTACCGGAAATCCTACAGGATTAATCCAACGAATAGGGTGTCCTGATTTTGCTAAAACTCTAGCACATTGTTGTAAGAAGGACATTCCTAATCTTGCCGAAGATAAAACTTCGCCCATACTATCCCAAATGACTCCTGCTAAAAAAGTACACGCAGGAAAAACCAAATTACCGAAAGGGTGTTGTTCCCCCTGGTCTTTTCGTTTTGTTATATCTTCATCAACAAAGTCACTACAAGAATATCTTGTAGAACCATAAGGACTAGTCATTATAGCCCTTTTAACTGTTGACCTTTTAACTCCAAACTGTAACCAAAGTTTTGCTAAGTCATTATCAGTCATTGTTTTTAAATTTTCAATAACTTTATCTTTAACAACTGTATAAACATCTTCTGGTTTTTCAGAGTTCGCTAGGTTCACAGCTTTTGCTGAAGGTGTGTGTTTTAATATTCCTGAATAGTGTTGTATTCCATTACAAGAACCGTCCTGGTTACAAATAAAATTACTTATATATCCATAACCTACAGCCTTAAACGAAATCCATTCGTTACACCACGCAAGAAATTGAAAAGGCTTATCAGCTTTTTCCCATTCTCTATTTGTAAATGGGTCTTCTGCAATCCCTTTAAACAGATTAAAATTTTCCTCAATAAATTCTACTTGTTCTTTTCGAGTAACTTTATCTAATCCGTAAAGAGCTGCACCTGTTACAGCTAACCAATAGTCGCCTTTGTTTTCTTCCGTTATTTTTTTACCTGTCCCAAATAAATGCAAAGCTTTCGCAAAGTCAACACCTTGTCCATTTAAATAGTTAGTCACCTGATAACATCTAGACCTAAAGTCTAAAGTATGAGCATGGTAAAAAGGTCTATCAAGAAACATTTCAGCTATCCATAATACTTTAGCAAATAATAATCTTTTAGATTTTAACCTTGCATTCTCAGTATGTATAATGACAGCTTTTTGTCTGTATAGTTTTCTTGACTCCTTATTAGTATCTATATCGTGAGGTTTACTTGGAAGTTCCTCAAGTTCAGCTTTTGGAAGACCCCCTACACTAATATTTTTGTCCCACGCTTTTTTCAAAACATTAAAGACAAACTTATTAATTATATAAGGTGTATCTTGTTGAGCATTTATAGATTTATATACTATTGGCATTTCGACACCTTCAAGTTCATTTAGGTTTTCTCTTTTACGATACTTAATTAAGCTTAAAGGTTTGATATGTCTTGAGTAATAGCCACCACCAATTGCTTTTCCTTGTTCCCATCTTCTAGGTGGAACTATTGTAGGAAAATATTCAGGTGCTAACACTTCAAGAAAATCATTTCTATTATTAATCCATTCCAAAGTTTTCTTAGTAGGGATTAATTTCTTTTCTCTTCTTTTATTTGTAAAGACTTGCTGCACATCACAAAGTCCTGTTGCTAGACACATAAGTTCAATTAACTTATATCCAACATGAACTTTTTCACTTCGTGTCCATAGCTGCCATTCCAAATTATTTTTTTGTGCTGATTCTCTTAGCTTTCGTCTTTTATATTGATAGCCAAAAGACCTTTTGTCCAGGTCAGCTTTTACTATTCCATAATGTTCAGGTCGCCCCTCTTCAAAAGACCTCAATGAAATTTCATCTTCAATTTTACTTGCGACATTTATCGCTGAACTTGTGAGCTTCCTTGAGATTGTTATTGAATTGATTATAGACTTAGCAGTAATAAGAGCCGTAATGTCAGGCTCAAGATTTGCTAACAGTCTTCTTGCAATAGGCTGAACGCCTTTTTCACCCTTACCTTCTTCAGTATACTTTTGTATGCTTTCAGCTAAAGGTCTTATAGAATTGGCTAATAAAGTCTTACCATAATTTGTAAAACTTTCCTCGCCCCTTTGTTTATGGTCTGTTAGTCGTCTTCTAAAACGATTAATACCTCTTTCACGCATATCCTTTTCAAGGTCAAGTTGTTCTCTCAATCTTACGAAGGGTATAGTTAAAGAGTTCTTTGAGTTTATCATGGGGTTACTCCTTGTTATACTTAGAGGGACTTATAGCCCCCTTGGTTCTAATAGGGGTACTAATTAAATCGCCCCTATTCTTTGAGCTGCAATCGCCCCTAAAAGTCGCCCCTCTATAAATAGCTATAAATGGCAAAATCCAGGAATTGGCTGTTTGAAGCTTCAATTCGGTTAAATAATCGGTCATATCTTAACGCACAGAGCCTTTTAGAGGGTAGCCCTTACCTTGACTACCCCCTAAATTCCAGGTCTTATAGTTTGTTATGTTTTCTTAGTTTGGCTATATAATAAAGCATAGGAATGAAAACTAAGCCAATAAGACAACCAAAAGCCGTCCCAAAAGCCAAGTCCCAAGAAAACGTAGACGCACCCCCTGCAAAATCGCTGAGAGTGTTTCCAAGTCCTGCACCTACAACAGCACCTAGACCAAATTTAAACCTTTTAGGTAAAAACTTCTCTAGTTCTAATCCTGTCATAGCCCCTAAAATCATAACTCCATTATCTATAATTCCATAAATAATAAAATCAATCATATCATTAAGATAACCTTTCTTTTTGGTATTACCCACTCACAATCATCAGTATATTTTGAGGTAGGGTATTCATCTTTTACTTGTCCTCGTTCACAATCAAAACAACAATAATTATTATAGTGGTCGCAATTAGAACAATCTTTATTAGCTTTAACAAAATCAGTATCTAAATATTTATAGCCTACTAATTTTTTACCTTCATCATACATTTAGACTCCTTTCTTTTTTTCATCTAAATAAATGACAAAGCTATCAGCTTGGTCGCTTGGTAATGAATGAGAATAAGAACCGTTACCTCGTCCTCTTGCTCTATAGCCGTAAACATTCCTATTCAAGTATTTATCAATCAATGAAATAAAAAGTTTACCTTCTTCATTTTTAGGAA